ATATTTAAAACAATTCATATACCATATTTATCAGATGGTTCAATGACATACAAAAAAGGGTATATTGATGGCGCATTTCCATACATATTTAAAAAAAAATACAAGGATAGGAAAATGGTATTTTTAAATTTGCAAAGTTTTGATAAAATAAAAAAAATGATAATGATAAAAAATGAAAAGAATATTTATCCAAGAATATTTGAAGGATTATTTGATACACACAAGTTTATAGAAACACAGACACCTAATAATATGTGTAGTTATGTAGATGATTGGGGGTTGAAGGATATATTATTATTTAGATTGAGAGAAATAATATATACAATATTAATTTATATATTTAGTTTTGGACTACATATAGATTATTTAATACCTTCATCATGGAAGAATGAAAGTATTGTAAAACGGTATATTAATATTTTTAGAAATTTATGGCAAGATATTATGATATATTTAACAATATAAATAAGTATCTATAATCTAAAAAGGAGATGATTCATAAGGTTGTGCGGTTTTGTATGGGAGAAGACCGCCAAATAAATAGCAATAACATTTGCCGTCATCCATATGATATGAACCAAAGTATCCTTCAGCACAACTGCAAAATGCTGATCCATTTTGTGTTTGTACAGGTGTTTTTGAACAAAAATCCATAGGATATCCATCCTCAATGCAACCATTGTATGTTGTAAAACCTTCTAGATTAATTTTTGGTAAAAATAATGTAATTATGAAAACAAATATAGCAATTATAATTTTATAAGTCATATATTTTAGTCAGAGAGAATAAATTAAAATAATTTATTAAATAAGTTTTTCTTAGTTTTCTTAGATTTATTTTTATGTTTTCGTTTGGTGGTAGTTTTTTTAGCCTTATATTCTCTCTTTTCTATTTTATCCATATGTTGTTCGAATGGTATATATCTTAAAAACCAAGACTCGTATTCAGTAGTATTTCGTTTACCCTTTAATTCTTTATATTTTTCAGCTTTTGTATTACGCATTTCTTCTAATGTATGTTGTTTACCATAACAATTGATACTGAATCTTTTAAGTAATCCTTTTTGCTCTAATCTATTTTTTTGTTGAACATCAAACAAGTACTGAGCCATACATAATATGCGATTTTCATCATAATATTCGCGATCGCTAAAATAAAATGCAAAATAGAAACTTAACATAGTATCGATTGTTGCTACTCGAACAGATTTATTTCCTTTTTTAATAACATTGTAACTATGGCATGCTAAAGGCTTATAGATGAATGCAACAGTTTCTTCTATATTATTAATTTTGACACGAATAGAATAATGTGGTGCGATTAATTCACCAATACCTTCATGTTTAACAATTTTAATACCTTTATAATCGAAATCTTCTAATCGTTCTTTTAACATAACCGCTGATTGTTCGGGTTCTTCAGATAATACATCAAAATCGGGTGTTTTTTGGAATAATTTCTGTTGTTTTTTGGGCATATAAGATGAATATAAAAAGCTGGCATATCCACCGAAAAATACTAATCCTTGATCAATGAATGAATCTCTAACTGCATAATATAAGTTTTTCTCATCTTTATCATTATTATTTAATTCAAAATTTCTTGTAAATAATGAAGGATTACAATGTTTACCTCTAAGAGGATAGTTTTTATTTAAAAGAATTAGTCGTTTCAACACCTTTTCCCATCTACTAATATCACCAGCAGGTCTAGATAATTCTAGATACATATTCATTCTTAAAAAATTAGGAGGACAATACATAATACCATATACACGAATACCATCTCTTTGTACTCGTTTAAATAACGATTTTTCTAGATATGTAATGTCAGCAACAGGGAGAAAATTAACATATACTTTATATGTACCATGATGAACACCAGCCTTTGCCTCAACTTCTTGAAATCCAGCTTTAAAATAAATATCAGCTAATTCTTTGGCATCATCTAATGCATTAGGTGAATAAAAGTCATAATCTGGTATTTCAATATTTTTATCATAGAATTGATCTTCTAAAGGAAGAATGTTATTAATAGCAGTTCCTCCATAACAAACCAATTTCTTTTTTTTAAGAAATTCTTCTAATATGCCAATAATTTGTTTAACATCGGGATCACTTACAGTCTGTTTACCCTTTCTTTTTTCAGCAATATCGACAGCATTTCTAAGTATTTCAACCTCTTTTTCTTCTAATGTAGGCTTTTCTTTACAATACGACATTATATATAATATTATTAGAGAAAGTATTATATATAAAATTTAAATACTAAATGTGTAATAGTCAGTACTAGTTTTTCTACTGGTAAATGAGTTTTCAGGCTTTTGTGGAGTAGGATTTGGTATAGTAACAGGTACATACCTTAAATTTTCAGGTTTCAATACAAATGCATGACCAACTTTATCAAAAAATAAATCGTAATATTCCATATTAGAATCAAAATTTTGGAAACACATACCAACCCACTGACATCCGTATTTAAAATTTAATGACGCTTGAGGATTTTCAGCATATGGACTTAAATCAGGCATAGACATAGTCATATTTTTTTTATTATATGTAATTAATTCCTGACTATCTGGTGTATATTTAACATCATATTCTCTAGATGCTCTCAAGAATACGGAATTAGAAGCAATATTTACATATTCATCTAATGGTGTAGTTGAAAACATAGGGTTAGATCGATCAATAGATATAATAACTTTACCGGCAAAAATTTTAAGAGGAATAGCTCCTAAATTATGTCCATAATACTCATAACTATACTCTTTATCTAATATTCTATTTTCTAAAGTATTTAAAATAGTGTCAGCCATAACCTTATATATTTTTTCATTTGAACTTTGAATTCTAAAATGAAGAACTAATGGGTCGTTCGGATTAGGACATGATCCACCACTAAAAGCATAACTATTAACAATATTCATAGCATCTTTGAAATCGATATAATTATAGGTTTCTTTGACATGATAATCATTAATTGAAGATGTTGCAACAACCGGTTTATCATTTATGGAATAAATTTCAAAATCTAACACTCTAGCTCCTTGATTTATACATGTCTTTAATGCACAAATATTAACAAAATCATTTTTAAATTGACCCGAACAGCAACAATTATATGCAGTTTTTACATAATAATCGCGTAAATTGTATTTGTAAGAGTCATCATTATAATTGACAGATGATATAGTAGGAAATGACTTATAAATTTTTTTTAGATTATCGCAATTAGCGTCATTTAATCTCATTTTAGTAACTGCATATCCAATTATTCCAAGAGTTAAAATAATAATTAAACCATAAGCCATATATTTAATCATTTTTGCTTTATGTTGTTCTAAGCTTAATTTTGAAAACATTTTTTTAGCTTGTTCCATTATACTTATATTAAGTTATGAAAAAATAATTAATTGTTAATGTCTAAATAAAATATTATTTAATACAATAAAAAGTTAAATAATATTGTATGATAAATATATATGCCAGGAGGTTTATTAAATATTGTTGCTTATGGAAATCAAAATGTATATTTAAATGGAAATCCATCAAAAACCTTTTTTAAAACCACATATAAAAAGTATACTAATTTTGGAATGCAAAAATTTCGTATAGATTTTGATGGACAGAGATCATTGAGATTGACAGAATCATCTAAATTTACATTTAGAATGAAACGGTATGCTGAATTATTAATGGATACATATTTAGTAGTGCAATTGCCTACAATATGGAGTCCAGTTATTCCCCCATCCGATTGTTCTCATAATTGGGCCCCTTACGAGTTTAAATGGATAGATAATCTAGGTACACAAATGATAGAAGAGATTGAAATAAGTGTAGGTGGACAAACATTAAATAGATATACAGGTGAATATTTATTAGCAATGGTTCAACGTGATTTTACAGGTGAGAAGAAACACTTATATGATAATATGACTGGAAATGTTCCAGAATTGAATGATCCTGGTAATGCATACGGACGCATGAATGCATATCCCACTGCGTATTATAGTAAATTTCAACAAGGACCAGAACCATCTATAAGAGCAAGAAAGTTATACATTCCAATAAATTTTTGGTTTACATTAGCTGCTAAAATGGCCTTTCCATTAGTTGCATTACAATATAATGAATTAGAAATTAATGTTACACTAAGACCTATTAATGAATTATTTGTTATTAGAGATGTAGAAGATACTGAAAATCTGTTTCCACATATTCAGAGTAATCAAAATATAGCATTACAGCAATTCTATAGATTTTTACAACCACCACCAGATATTTCATTAAATACAACAACATCCTATAGTGATAAAAGAACAAATTGGAATGCCGACATTCATTTAATATCTACTTATGGATTTTTAACAGATGAAGAGTCTAAAATATTTGCTGCAAAAGAGCAGAAATATTTATTTAAATCTATATACGAATGGAAATATTTTAATGTAACTGGTAATCAAAAGGTTAAATTAGATAGTACTATGGGAATGGTTTCCTCTTGGATGTGGTATTTTCAAAGGAGTGATATTGATTTAAGAAATGAATGGAGTAATTATACTAATTGGCCATATAGTAATACTATTCCACAACAAGTTGATTTTGGTGACATGGTAGGTGATCTAAAATTGCCTTGTAATCCGGTTACACTTGCTGGTTTCGGTCCAGGATTAAATCCAAGTAATATGGAATATAGTGGTATTACTACTACAGGAAATTATAATGTACAAAATCAAAAAGATATTCTTATGAGCCTAGGTATATTATTGGATGGAAAATATAGAGAAAATAATATGGATTCAGGAATTTACAATTATATTGAAAAGTATACTAGAACTAATGGAAATGCCCCGAATGGATTATATAATTACAGTTTTGCAATCTATAATGATCCATTTGACTTTCAACCATCAGGAGCTATGAACTTAAGCAAATTCACTGATATTCAATTTGAATTTACTACATATGTTCCACCCTTAGATGCATCAGCTCAATTTTATACTATATGTGATCCATCTGGTGCTATTGTTGGTGTAAATAAACCTTCATGGAGAGTATTTGATTACAATTATAATTTAACAATTCATGAAGAAAGATATAATATATTAACATTTGTTGGTGGAAATTGTGGATTAATGTATGCTAGATAAAATATATTTTAATTTATTATTTAATAAAATATATTTTCTATTATCGCAACATACTATTTCCTACTCCAGAGAACCCCGTTTTTCTTGTAGAGGTATATTCAATCTCTCTTCCTCTTGAAACATCGTTAGAATGTTTTGGTGTTTTTGTATTATTTAATGGACAATTTAATCCCTTGTATGGATCTGCTGTCCATGCATTATTAGCAGAATAAACACCACAGTCAGAAAACATTCCAGTAGCACTTTTTCTGCAATCATAATTTACTGTAAAATTATATTTATTCGGATATTCAAATTCGGTTGTTGGTAAAGGATACTTTTCTTTTAATACATTCGGAAAATCACCCATAGAGTGTTCGGGATTAGTTTCTTTATATGGCTCTGGATTAGATGCTTTTAAATTATTTATTGTTTTACTATTATATCCATTGCTTATAACATTTAGTTGTGTAGTTTCTAATATTTTTTTATCAGTAGTTCCAATTGGTATGGAATTAGGTTGTTGTATAATCCTATTTACATCAAGAGGGGTAAAATTTTCTTTAATTACAGATGGAAATAGCAAATTTTTTTGAAATTTGTATTGTTGATACAATAAATATATAAATATTATTACTCCAAATATCAAAATTATATTATCAAACATTATATAAATTATAAAAATATTTAATTTATACAATAAATATACACGTAGTTCTTAGTCCCTAAATAATCGACTACTGTTTTGTTCCTTTATTTTTTGTTATGATTGGATTTTCTTCTAGAACCTTTATGTTTTCTTATAGATTTGACCTTTTTTGTTTTTTTCCTTTTTGTTTTTTTCCTTTTTGCATTTCTTTTTCTTTTTCCTTTTCCACCTGTAATCGATTGACTTCTGTTTATGAGTTTTGATCGCTCAACCATTTTTAAAAATTTATCTTTACATTCCATGATGGGTGGTTGATTAAATTTAAAACGAAAATAGTGGTCAGCGAAAAAACTATATTGTACATTAGGTATATCACAAAACAGATGCTCTAATGCTTTATATTTTTCAACTAATACATCTCTACCATAAACATTATCTAAATTATTATTAAAATAGTCAGCGAATATATTTCGATCAATACTATAGTAAAAATGATTTGCCATTACTATATCACTTATAATTGAAATATTTTCAACATTGTCTCGATTTTTTAGTAATGTAGAAAAATCTTGACACCAATCACCATCCCAATCAATTAATCGTACTTCTAATGTATCTTTATTTATTACACAATTTTGTGGTTTTATATCAAAACAAATAATTTCTAAAAGTTTATGTGACTGATTTAGTAATTCGATTAGCTGAGAGGCGATATGTTTATCATTTACTGTCAATGAAGCTTTATCATCATATTCAGATATTATATCACTATAGTAGTTATATAAATCCATATCATACCCTTGACTAATCATACATAAATATACTGATGTTCCTTCTGAATTCTCTTCTTTAACATATCCATAAAAAAATAATACTGGAGATAAATTATTATTAGATGCATTTATCCAATTATATTTTGATTGTTTTATTTCAGATATAATTTTTTTATTTAACTTTTCACCTACACTTTCCCCTGGCTTAGAAATAGTATATGTTGCATCTTTGGCTAGTCTAATTGATAATTTACTATTATCAGGACCAGTATATGTGTATACCTTATTAGCTGAACCTTCTCCATCGCTAGTTTGTTTAAAGTCATTTGGTATAAATGTTGTTCGCACTTCATCAAATGTCGGCATATCTGTTATAGGTGTGTTGTATTCATTTGAAGCAATAGGCGGATTACTCATAGCATCCAATGCTATTTTACTTAAAGTTAATCCACCACCTTTTTTACTATTAGTAGGAATAAGTTTCATTATATAATAATAAAGTATTTTTTTTTATATACTGGCTATTTCTACACCAATATCAACCATTTCATCCACCTCAGATTCAACATCAGATGTTTTTTTTCCTTTTCGTTTTCCCCCCTTTCTTGTATGCGATTTTTTACCCTTTCGTGTTTTATTTTTTTTTGTGTATGATTTTTTATCCTTTTTTGTATATGATTTTTTACTTTTACTTTTGCTTTTAGATATTAATTTATCTTTGTAAGTAGATTTACAATGTTCATATAATCTGTTATCTGTTATATATTGTTCTATTCCAGGCGTAGTTAATTTTTGAATATTATTTATAGATGAATAGTACACATCTAATTCTTCTCTAACTCTATTTCCTGCATAAGCTTTATAAGATTCTGGTACTAAATGTTTAGGTAAAAATAATATTTGTTTCATTATTAGTTTTTTTAACCCTTCAAATTTACTAGCATTATTATCATGTGTTATATAACCTTCAATTTGTTTATTGGAAATTTTTTTTTCATTAAAGTAATTAGATACTTCTTTTGGAAATTTAAAATTAGCTTGTTCTAATAAACTTTTTAAATCAATACTTTTATAAACATAATTGTCAGATTGATTAATACCAATTAATTTATCGGAAAAAATATCATAACATATAGTTTTACAATCAAATAATAATTTTAACGAGTTAGTCCAATGACCTTTTACTCGTTTTATAACAACATCAATACTATTAGATAAATAAATATTATTAAATGACTGTTTTTTAAAATAATCTTTTAATGAGTGTAATGTTTCAATATGTGATTTAACCTTTTTTCCTAATTTTATTTCATTATCATTTACGATAAATTTAATATTAGACGATACTTTATATTCTTTATTAATGTAAGTTACTAAATTATCTAACATTTTTATTCTATCTGATTCTTCTACGCATCTAACCCATGGTTTATTATAATACTTATTTGTAGGGACAAAATGAAATTCTATTTTATGGTTAGGATATTTAGTTGCAATATATGATGATATATTATAAGCTAATTTACCAGTAGCTCTTGTTGGTGGTGAAAATACTCCACCATCCCATATATATATTGTTTGGTGTTTTGACATAAATACTTATATTATATGAATAATTTATTATTGTATATATTAAATTATTTGTTAAATATATATATATAATGAGTTCTACTGATGAAACTGATAAAAATAAAGATACAAAAACTGAGAAAAAGAATAATTTTGGAAAATTTATAGGTGGTGTTATACAAGCATTTATTTCTATGATTTTAATTGGACTGCTTGGAGCAAATTTTGTATATTTAACAAGAATTAATACAGATTTATTTTTCCCAACTGATCCAACTCAGAGACCATATACTGATAAAAATAAAAAGGGTAATTTATTACCTCCCTTATTTGGAAAAAATGCAGGTGATGTTGTGGCGGTAATGAAAGGGGGAAAAGGATCAGGAGGGTGTGGTGAATCAATTGATATAACAAAAAGTTCATTATTACAAAATAAGTATTTTAGAGGAACATTTGATTATGGATTTCCATATAGTATGAATACATCAGAAGATACAGTGGGTGGGTTTTTCACAAGTTGGTTTTCTAATAAGGTAGAATATTCCTATATATGGCTTCGAACCGTGGAAAAGGCAATAATTAATTTTTCTGAATCATTTTGTGCACTTACCCCTGAAAAAGCGAAGGATATAGTCCCGTTTATTTTAGGCCCTTTAATTATACAAGTTATTTTTGGAATAACCACTTTTTGGTTTATTCCCGGGTTAGTAAGTGCATTTTGGAATGAACAATCTGGAAATAGTAATGATAAATGGAAGTTAGTATTTTCCGGATTTGGGTTGATGTTTGGATGGACATGGGCTACAGTAATAGGAACATCTTTTGTTCAAATATTTTCTGCAATGTTTAAGTTTATTTTACTACCATTAGTAATGAACGCAAAAGATATTATAAATATAATGGGTCGTCCATTTAATGCGTGGTGGTTAAAAATAATATTTTTAAGTATGGTTATGGCTTCTGCATTTAAAAATCTAGATTTAATTATTGCTATTATAATGTTAATTGTATTTATACCACATTTCATTCCTCCTGGAATGAATCCAATGAAAAAAAAGACAACACCTTAATAAAAACATATTGTAAATTATAATATAAATAGTTAGTTATATTATAATTTAAAATGGGAAAGAAAAATAATAAAAAGGGAAATAAAAGTAAGGGAAAACCCACCAATAACACTAATAACACTAATAACACTAATAACACTAATAACACTAATAACACTAATAACACTAGTAATAGTACATTACCTTTTGTAAGTGTTTGTACACCAACTTATAACAGAAGACCTTTTATAGAAGG